CCAGTAAGCATAGCAGTCACATCTTCAACTGGTCATGGTGCTGATATCTCTGTAACGGTTGGTGCTGGAGGTTCCCTAGCATTTACAGTTAATAGTGGCGGAACTGGATATGCCGTTACAAATACATCTATAAGCACTCCAGAACCATCTTACGAAAACCTTTCAATTACTGGTGTTTCTAGACTTGGCATAGGAACAACCTCAGAGACTGGAACTGGATTGCTAGTTTCTTTAGAGGTTGGTGCAAGTTCAACTACTGGAATTGGTTCAACTCTATTTGAAGTTAAGTCATTTAGAATATCTCGCCCAGGATATGGTTTCAGAAATGGCGATGTATTCAAACCTGTTGGTTTGGTAACTGATAGAAATCTTTCCGAACCAGTTTCAGATTTTGAACTTACCGTACTTGATACATTCACAGACAGTTTCTCAGCATGGCAGTTCGGTGAACTTGATTATATTGATAACATTGCAAATTTACAAAATGGAGTGAGAAAAAGATTCCCACTTTACTATAATGGTCAATTATTAAGTTTCCAGAAAGATCCATCAAACTTGGATTCTTCAGATATAGATTTAAATGCTTTATTGTTAATATTTGTAAATGGTGTTATTCAAGATCCAGGAGTAAATTACGAGTTTAATGGTGGAACAACTTTTGTCTTTACTGAAGCGCCAGAGGAAACTGATAATGTTTCAATATTCTTCTATAGAGGAACTAAAAATATTGACTCTGTTCTTGTAAACGTAAATGAATCAATTAAACAGGGAGATATAGTGCAGATTATTAAAAATAATTTTAATTCTGATACTAAGACTCAAAATAGAAGAATTGTCATTGGAATAACAAGTTCTGACATATTTGAAACTAATTTGTATTCTGAAATTGGTATTGATGAAGTTAACTTTAAACCAATGAGTTGGACTAAACAAAAAGTTGATAAAATTATTTCAAATGAAATAATCTCCAAATCTAGAGATTCTATTGAAGCTCAAATATATCCAACTGCTAAAATTATTAAAGACATTTCATCTTCGGACACTGAAATATTTGTTGATGATGCTCAATTCTTTAATTATGAGGAAAACGAATCCGCTATTGTTATTTCTTCCGTTAATGCATTAATTATTGATAGTATGGATCCAGTTTCTGCCGCAGTAACCGCTATTGTTTCTGCAGCGGGAACAATTCAATCATTGAATATTGTAAATGCTGGTTCCGGATATACTGGATCTTCGATTGACATTAAAATTGCAGCACCAAGATATATTGGAGTTGGAATTGGTTCAACAGCAACAGCAACTATATCTATAATTAATGGATCTCTAAGTGGAACCGCCAATATTACAAATCCAGGTCTTGGGTATTCATTATTCAATCAACCTAAGGTAATTGTACCACTCCCAACACCAATTTATGAGAATGTAACTAATATTAGTACCGTTGAAGGATTTTCTGGTATTGTGACTGGCATTACAACTACATCGGGAACAGGTGGAAACCCACTTGCACTCAAGTTTTTCTTAAAGGCAACTTCATTTACAGGGTTAGTAGCAAATTATCCAATTTGTATTGTTGATACTGCTGTTGGAAATGGAGTTACTTCCATTGATGGTGGCGATGCATCTATTGTTGGAATTGGAACAACATTTTTGGATAATATTTACTATATTCATAATTTATCAACTTCTGGCGGAAATGCTGAAATTGTAACAAATATTAAATCTGATAGTTCGGTAGTAGGAATAGCAACAACTGGAAGTGCAACTTTACCATTAGGAAGATTCTCTTGGGGTAGATTATCTGGTATCTCCAGATCCTCATCTCCGACTTCAATTGGAGTTACAGGTTTAACGATCAACTCTGGATTATCTACCTTCCCAATTATTCAGAGACGTGGATATGGATTAAGAGACACTGGATCCCTTAAAAAAGATCTATAAATATAGAAAAAAGCTATTACGATGGCGGCAATTGTAACAGATCAGTTTAGAATATTAAATGCGGGTAATTTTGTAGACTCGATTGATAATACTTCAAATTCTTACTATGTCTTTTTGAGCTTACCAAATCCAACAGCTGTTGGATTTGGTAGAAGTTCAGATTGGGACGATAATACTCCAGTTCCTACTGATGATTTTAATTATGTAAATCATGTTGGCCAAACTATGATGTTTGGTAAAAAAGTTACATCAATTAATGCAAAAAGATTAATTAGAAGAATTGATTGGGCAAGAGGAACAAGATATGAAATGTATAGGCACGACTACAGTGCTAGTAATCCATCACCAATAACTCAGTCAACAAGACTATATGATGCAAATTATTATGTCATAAATTCCGAATATAAAGTTTATATTTGTATTGAAAATGGTTCTTCTGGAATTAATACAACTGGAAATGCATCTCAAGATGAACCAACATTTACAGATTTAGAACCATCTAAAGCAGGCGAAAGTGGCGATGGATATATTTGGAAGTATTTGTTTACTGTTAATCCAAGTGATATTATTAAATTCGATTCTACTGAATATATTGTACTACCAAATTCTTGGGATTCTTCAACAGATGCTCAGATTTCAGCAATCAGAGATAATGGAGACTCTTCTATTTACGAAAATCAAATCAAAACAGTTTATATAAAAAATCAAGGTTCTAATTATTCCGGTGGATTGGGGCAAGAAGTTAACATCTTAGGTGATGGAACTGGCGGAAAAGTAGTTGTAGATGTTGTAAGTGGAAAGATAACAAACACTACTGTTTCTTCTGGTGGTAAAGGATACACTTATGCAATGGTTGATCTTGGATCAATTAATGCTAGTTCTGCTGGAACCTATGCACATTTGATTCCTATTATTCCACCATCAAAAGGACATGGGTATGATCTTTACAAAGAACTTGGTGCGGATAAAGTTTTAGTTTATGCTAGATTTGACGATTCTACAAAAGATTTTCCAATAGATACAAAGTTTGCTCAAGTTGGTATAGTTAAAAACCCAACTTCTATAGGATCCACTTCTGTTTATACAGAGAATCAATTTTCTTCCTTAGGTGCGATTAAATTTTTAAGTACAAATGGTTCACTATCCATTGGTGACAAAATTACTCAAATTGTGACAGGCGGGATTGCAAAGGGTTACGTGGCATCGTATGATAGCGAAACTAAAGTTGTGAAATATTTTATTGATAGAACGTTGTCTTTCAACCAAACTTCTTTAGATCAAACTGATTATATTGGAATTACTACGGCATCTAAAGTTTTTTCTTTCGAATCTTCTGCAAATTCTGTCTCAACAACCGGTGGATTTACTGGATCTATTGATACTTCATTTACAGGAATAACTACAAATCCAACTGGAAATAAGGTTGTTGATTTGGGAATTCAGTTTACAAATGGTCTTGCAACTTCTGAAATAAATAAAGGATCGGGGGAAATAATCTATCTTGATAATCGCCCTCTAATCTCAAGGAACTCCAGACAAAAAGAAGACGTTAAAATTATCCTGGAATTTTAAAAATGCCACAGAAGACAAATTTAAATATCAATCCATACTATGATGATTTTGATCCTAAAGACAATTTCTATCGGGTATTATTTAAGCCAGGATTTCCTGTTCAGGCTAGAGAATTAACAACTCTACAGTCAATTCTCCAAGATCAGGTTGAATCCTTTGGAAGTCATATATTTAAAGAAGGATCCATGGTGATACCTGGAAGTATCACATATGATTCTCAATACAATGCTGTTAAAATAAATCCAGACCATTCTGGAATTGATGTTTCGTTATATATTAGTAGTTTGGTCGGTAAAACCTTACAGGGCCAAAATTCAGGTAATACTGCAAAAGTTGTAAATTACCTTTTACCACCAAATAAAGGAGTAGAAACTCCGACTCTATATGTCAAATATTTAAGTTCTAATGAATCTTTTGAATTTTCTTCTTTCAGTGATTCGGAGCAATTGATTCTTTTAGATACAATAACATATGGAAATACAACAATAAATTCTGGAGATACTATAGCAACTTTAGTTGATTCAAACTCAACATCTATAGGATCTGCTGTCGGAATAACAACTGGAGTATATTTTATTAGAGGGCACTTTGTTAATGTAGATTCAGATACTCTTATTATTAGCCCATATGATAACAATCCCTCCTACAGAGTTGGTTTAACTATTAACGAAGAAATTGTTAATGTGGGGGTTGATACTTCATTATATGACAACGCAAAGGGATTTTCAAATTATGCTGCTCCAGGAGCAGACAGATTAAAGATTTCAACAAGATTATCACAGAAAGAACTAACAGATTATGATGATAAAAACTTTGTCGAATTAATCCGTTTAGATAATGGTGAAATAAAAAAATTACAAGATAAATCACAGTATTCATTAATTAAAGATTACTTTGCAAAAAGAACATTCGAAGAATCTGGTGATTATTCTGTAGATAAATTTAGAGTAGAAATTGTAAATTCTTTAAATGATAGAATATCAAATGATGGTCTTTATCTAGATACTCAGAAAACGGATCAAGGCAATGATCCAAATGATAATTTAATGTGTGTTAAGGTTTCTGCTGGAAAGGCATATGTTAGGGGATATGACATCAACATTCCAGCAACAACTGTACTAGATGTTAAAAAACCAAGAGATACTCAAAATGTAACTTCATCTTTAGTTCCATTTGAAATGGGAAATAAGTTGAGAGTTAATAATGTTTATGGCACTCCATTCATTGGTGTTGATAATAGTAATAATATTGTAGAACTATACAATCAGAGGAGGAACTCAACTACTGCAGGAACAGGAAATCTTATAGGAAAAGCAAGAGTTTATTCATTTACAACTTCAGATCTTCCATATAGTTCAGCATCTACTGAATGGGATTTATATCTATTTGATATTCAAACATATATCACATTAACTCTAAATGAAACAACTCTGGCAGCAGATTGTCCCGCAACTTCTTTTATTAGAGGTTTAAGTAGTGGTGCAACTGGATATGTTGTTGGCACTCCAAGTGGCGCAACAATTACACTAGATCAAACTTCAGGAACATTTATTGTTGGTGAACAAATTTTAATTAATGAGACAACATTAATTTCAAGATCTATAAAATCTTTAAAAACTTACAATACCGAAGATATTAAATCCGTTTATCAGGACTCAACAAGTTTAGGTCTAGAGACCGATTTTGTCGCTGACACTATTCTTCAAAGAGTTATTCCTAGTAAGTTTAGTATAACAGATAAACTTCAGATTAATAATACTGGCATTGCTACATGTCCTGGTAAGAGTTTTCTTGGTATAAGATCTGATGCTATTATTAGATATCAAGTTGCTGGTTCTACAGTAGAAACTTTTAACAGAGTTTCCTATATTTCTGCAGATGGTGGAACATTGAAATTGGCAACGGTCCCAAATGTAACTGACGTATGTAATGGTTCTCTCCCATCAAGCAGCGAGTTAACAACTTTTAGTATTGGTGTTCCTCAAATTACAAATCAAGAAGAAGCATACTTATATGCACCAATTAATGAATCTAATATTTCATCAGTTAACTTATCCGGTTCAAATCTTCTTATTTCCAAGCAAATAACAGGACAAACTACCGATTCTACCGGAGCATTGAGTCTCAACGTATCATCTACAGGTATTTCAAGTGCTTTCTTTGAAAACTTTGATAGCGAGAGATATTCGGTATTTTACAGTGATGGGAGCATTGAAGATCTAACTTCAGATCAATTTAATTTATCAGCAAATGGAACTATATTAACTTTATCTGGGTTGACACCAAGTCAAAGTGCTAATGTAACAGTGAATGTTTCTGTCAAAAAGAACTCAGTTCAAAGTAAAACAAAAAATTATATCAGAAGTCAAAAACTTACTATTAATAAAGTAAGCTCTGGCATCTCAACAGCATTAAGTGGTCTAACAACTAGCAACTATTATGGTTTAAGGGTTGATGATAAGGAAATTTCACTTAATGTACCTGATGTTGTAAAAATTATTTCAGTCTATGAATCTTTAGATTCTAGTGCTCCAACTTTTGATAAGTTAACCTTTGTTTCTGGTTTAAGTTTAGATACAGCAACAATTGTTGGAGAAAAAATTATTGGAGAATCTAGCGGAGCTGTTGCTCAGTTAGTAACTAGACAATCTTCAGTAGAAGTTGAAATTGTTTATTTAAATTCCAATAAGTTTTCCGTTGGAGAGACTGTGACTTTCGAAGAGTCGAATATTATATCAAATATTATATCAATTTCTTTAGGCAATTATCTCAATATAACTAATGGTTTTGTTCTAGATAAAGGTCAAAAAGATCAATATTATGATTACTCCAAACTAGTTAGAAAGTCATCATCACTTGTTCCATCAAGACAATTACTTATTGTTTATGACTGCTATCAGGTTCCATCAAATGATAATGGAGATGTTTATACTGTAAATTCTTACTCCGATGAAAGATTTGAAAAGGATATTCCAATTTTACCCTCTGGTCTAAGATCTTCAGATACTTTAGATTTCAGACCAAGAGTTGCAGAATTTACTTCAACAACTTCTTCTCCTTTTGCATTCACAAGTCGAAACTTTGCAGCAACAGGAACAAATCCAACCCTTGTTGTAAGTCCAGGAGAAAGTTCTCTTATTGGTTATAGTAATTATTTGGCAAGGAGAGATAAGGTTGTTTTAGATAAATTTGGAAATTTTTCTGTTATAATTGGAGCATCTTCACTGGATCCTAAAGAACCAGTAAATGTCGAAGAAGCAATGGATATTGCTTATATCGATCTTCCAGCATATCTTTATAATCCATCAGATGCAAAAATTACTCTTGTAGACAACAAGAGATATACAATGAGAGATATTGGAAAACTGGAAGATAGAATTGAAAACTTAGAAGTTGTTACATCCCTATCTTTACTTGAACTAAATACCAAATCTTTACAAATTCAAGATGCAGATGGTCTAACAAGATTTAAGAGTGGATTTTTTGTTGATGACTTTAAAAATAATGCTCTGTTGAATATTAGCGATCCAGATTGTAACGTTGATATTGATAGAGAAAAACAAGAGTTAAATACACCTATAGATTTTTACTCTTTAAAAACTAATATCGCAGTTTCTCCTGATCTGAATCAAGATACTGTAGATTATAGAACAAATTTACCACTTTTAGATTCTAATGTAAGAAAAACTGGTGATTTAATTACTCTAAATTATGATGAAAAGGGATGGATTGAACAACCACTAGCATCTAGGGTTGAGAATGTTAATCCATTTAATATGATAGAATATAAGGGTTCTGTTAAGTTAAATCCTGCATCAGATAATTGGATTAGAAATATTTTTGTTCCTGGTGGAAGTAGAACTGAAACTGGAGGATGGGATGGATCTTATACTGAAAATATATTGATTAGTAGTGTTCCCGATACTCACATGAGATCGAGAAACGTTGAATTTTTTGCCAATGGAATCAAACCATTAACAAGGTACTATTCCTTCTTAGATGGTGCAAGTGGAATTGATATTATTCCTAAATTAATAGAAATATCAATGTCTTCTGGAACTTTTCAAACAGGAGAAATTGTTGATGGATTTGTAGGTTCTAATAAAGTTATTTCATTTAGAACTGCCCAACCAAATCATAAGTCAGGAACATATAATAATCCATCAAGAACTTATAGTATTAATCCATACAACAAATCATCATCTATTGGATCTTCATATTCAGCATCATCAACAATTTTAAACGTAGATACTGTATCACTTTGTGAAGAAGCACAGGGAAGATTCTTTGGATACATTACAACTGGAATGGTTCTGGTTGGAAGATCTAGTGCAGCAGAAGCATCTGTATCAAATGTCAGATTGATATCTGACAATTGGGGTGATATTTATGGATCATTCTTTATTAGAGATCCTCTAGCATCTCCACCACCACTTGTAAGGATAACGACGGGAACAAAATCATTTAAAGTAACCTCAAGTTCAACTAATGCAACTCCACTACCAGGAAGTTTGTTAATTTCTAGTGCAGAAACTTCATATTCTGCAAGTGGAGTAGTTAATACGTTTGCTCAAGTTACAGTAACAGTTAGAACGCCACCACCACCACCTCCACCACAAAATAGAGGTGGAGGGAAGGATCCACTAGCACAAACATTTACCGTTGATGAAACTGGAGCTTTCTTAACTTCGGTAGATCTTTACTTTGGTAATAAAGATGAAAGTGAAAAATGCTATGTTCAGATAAGAACTGTTGAATTGGGAACACCAACGTCTCAGGTTGTTCAAGATTATGCTCAGGTTGAATTATTCCCAGATCAAATTGTAACATCAACAGATGCTTCAATAGCAACTAATGTTAAATTCCCATCTCCAGTTTATTTACAACCAAATACTGAATATGCGATTGTTGTTCTATCACCAACGTCAGATAACTATGAACTTTGGTGTGCGAGGATGGGAGAAAAAACAGTAAATACGCAGAATTTACCAAATCCAGAAAATGTGATTGTAACACGCCAATATACTGGAGGAAGTTTATTTAAGTCACAAAATGGAACTATTTGGACTGCAAGCCAATTTGAAGATCTTAAGTTTAAACTTTATAAAGCAAACTTCACTTCAGATTCTGGAACTGTTACATTCTATAATCCATCTCTTGGGTCTGAAGATAATAATATTCCAAGTTTGAATGTCAATCCAATTAAAACTTTACCAAGAAAATTAAGAGTTGGAGTAACAACCGAGTCTACTAGCACTTCAGTACTATCAAAACTTATACCAGGAACCAAAATCAATAAAACTGGTTCATCCGGTCCAACTGGATATATAGAAAAAGTTGGTAGTAAAATTAATACTATTAGCACAGTAACTGTTGGTTCTGGTTATTCCACCGGAACATTTACTTCCGTTCCATTGTATTCTATAACTGGTTCTGGTAGTGGTGCTAAGGCGACAGTTTCTTTCCATAATAGTGGTTTGACAACAACAACGGTTACAACATTTGGTAATGGATATGCTGTTGGCGACATTCTTGGCATTACAACCTCTAGTGTTACAAAGGGTAAAAACGCCAAAATTTCTGTAGCGTCTATTAGTGGTGTAGATACACTATACTTAACAAATGTTCAGGGTGAATCTTTTGCAATTGGCGATAACTTACAGTACTACAATGGATCCACAACAGTAGCACTTGGGGTTACAGTGAGAGAGAACTCTAGTGTAATAAACAATCTTTATGATGGTAGGGTTATTGAAATTACTCAATATAATCATGGTATGCATCAGGATACTAATAAAATTACAATTTCAAATGTAGAACCAAATACAATACCAACAACTCTCACTGCTGATTTTGGTTTAAGTGATTCCGTTGTTTCTGTTGCAAATACCTCAATATTTGCAACATTTGATGGAATATCAACTTCCAGAGGATATGCAAAAATTAATAATGAGGTTATTTACTACAACAGTATTGGTTCTGGAACTCTAGGAATTGGTTCTAGAGGAAAAGACCTTCTTCTTCCTGGAACTAGAGTCCACAATCTTGGGGATCAAATCTACAAGTATGAATTAAATGGTATTTCTCTATCTAGAATTAATACTATCCATACTCTCCCAACAGATTCAACTCTTAAATCTGCAAGAGAAATTGACACATATCACTTACAAATTGATAGAACAGGAAGATCTTCGGGTGATACTCAAATGAGTTTTACTGATGAAAAATCACTCGGTGGTTCAAACGTTTCCATCTCCCAAAACTTCCAATTCAATGGAATTATTCCACAATATAATATTATCACTCCGGGTCAAAATACAACAGTTTCTGCCAGAATCAGAACAATTTCCGGAACAAGTGCTGGTGGATCAGAAATTTCTTTCATCGATCAAGGATATGAATCGGTAGAACTAAATCAAATCAATTATCTTGATTCTACAAGGCTGGTTTGTTCCGAAGTTAATGAAGAAGAATATCTAACATCTCTTCCAAAGAATAAATCTCTGACTGTTGAACTGAATCTAAGTTCAGTTGATCCCAATCTTTCACCAGTCGTTGATACTCAGACAGCATTTGTTTCTCTAGTAAGAAATAGAGTCAACAATCCTATTGATAGTTATCCAGATGATTCCAGAGTAAATCAAAATTCTGATGATCCACATTCTGCTATCTATATTTCAAACAGGATTAATCTGAAGCAACCAGCATCATCACTAAAAGTTCTTGTTGGAGCATATCGTCATTCATCTGCAGATTTTAGAGTTCTCTATAAACTTTATAAAGCAGATTCTAGTGAAATTGAACCAGTTTATGAACTGTTCCCAGGATATGATAATTTATCAGATACTGATGGTGATGGATTTGGCGACACTATCATTGATTCTACAAGAAATAGTGGTTTACCGGATGCGTTTGTTCGTGCAAGTAGAGATAATGAATTCCTTGAGTATCAATTTAGTGCAGAAAATCTAGATCAGTTTACTGGATTTGTAATAAAAATCGTTATGAATGGAACAGATGAGGCACATCCAGTTAAATTGAAAGATCTGAGAGTAATAGCACTAGCATGATCCCAGTAGAAGGACATAAAAATCTTTTCAGAGATGAAAAGTCTGGTGCTATTGTAAATACTGATACTCTTGGTTATTCTCAGTATATTAAAATGAAAAGTGAAAAACAAAAGCAAAAGGAGGAAATCGATCAAATAAAAAATGATATTGATGAAATCAAAACACTTTTACGGGAGTTAATCAATGGATCCAAATGAAATTACTCTAGAGAGTATTAATAAAATGTTTGAATATGAAAAACATGTTCGTCTTATAGAAGAACTTAATTTTGAGGAACTCCAAAATTTTGCAAAACTTTACTGCAAATTATACCTTAGACAACAAGAAGTTGTTGCATCCCTGGGTGTAAGTTGAGTATAAATATTTTTAATACCATGTCTTTTGATTTAAGATCCAGAATTACAATCAAAAACCCAAATGAAACCAGGAAGTCGCCAAGAACTCATAGATTATTGCCTTAGGAGGTTAGGTGCTCCTGTATTGGAAATAAATATTGATGATGATCAAATTGATGATCTAGTTGATGATGCCTTACAATATTTTCATGAAAGACACTTTGATGGTGTCGAAAGAATGTTTTTAAAGTATAAAATTAGTGCTGATGATATTGCAAGAGGAACAGCAAAATATAATGGCGGATCCTTCACTTCAAATGCTGGTATTGTAACGACAACAGGAATTTCTACAACTTCTTACGGAACTAATACCTTCAATTTTTACGAAAATTCAAATTACATCCAAGTTCCAGATTCTGTAATTGGAATTGAAAAAATATTTAAGTTTGATACTAGTTCCATTTCTGGTGGAATGTTCAGCATCAAGTACCAACTATTTCTCAATGATTTATACTACTTTAACTCTGTCGAATTGCTTCAATATTCGATGGTTAAATCATATCTAGAGGATATTGACTTTTTACTGACAACTGATAAGCAAGTTCGTTTTAATAAAAGACAGAATAGACTTTATTTGGATATTGACTGGGGAGCACAATCGGAAAATAATTTCTTTATTATCGATTGTTATAGAATTTTAGATCCAAATAATTTTACTAATGTTTATAATGATAGCTTCTTGAAAAAATATTTAACTGCTCTTATGAAGAGACAATGGGGTCAGAACCTTATTAAGTTTAGAGGAGTTAAATTACCTGGCGGAATTGAGTTAAATGGTAGAGAGATTTATGAAGATGCTGAAAAAGAACTAGAATTAATTCGTGAAAGAATGTCAATGGATTATGAATTACCACCCTACGACTTTATTGGATAATGGCACTAAATCCTTTCTTCTTGCATGGATCTTCAGGAGAACAAAATCTTGTTCAAAGTTTAATTAATGAACATCTAAGAATGTTTGGTATTGAAGTTGCTTACATACCAAGAAAAATAGTAAATAGAAAAGATGTCATCGAAGAAATACAAGCATCAAAATTTGATCAAGAGTTTGCAATAGAAGCATATATAAACACTTATGAGGGACATACTGGGTCTGGAGATATTTTAACTAAATTTGGTCTTAGTTTAAAAGATGAAATTACAATTACCATATCAAAAGAAAGATTTGAAGATTTTATTTCTACTGCATTAAAACGTGAAGACTCCAATGAAATTATATTATCAACAAGACCTAGAGAAGGGGATTTAATTTATTTTCCTCTAGGAAAAAGATTATTTGAAATAAAGTTTGTAGAACATGAACAACCTTTTTATCAATTGGGAAAATTATATGTTTATGAATTAAAATGTGAACTATTTGAATATGAAGATGAGATCATTGATACTTCAGTTTATGAAATTGACTCTCAAGTTCAAGAAGAAGGTTTTATTACTACACTAAATTTAATTGGAATAGGTTCTACAGCAATAATAACTCCATTTATTGGGACTGGTTATATTCAAGAAATTACGTTGGTTAATGATGGAAATGGATACACCTCCGTTCCAACTGTTGCAATTTCAACTTCACCATCAGGAAATCCATTAGATAATGCTTCAGCTGTTGCCATCACAACACAAACATCCGGTGTTTATTCTGTAAAAGAAATACTTTTAACAAACGCTGGAGCTGGTTACACAAATCCACCAACAATTTCCATAATTAGCACAACGGGAACTGGTGCCATAGCAACATGCGGAATTAATACATCTTCTTATGGTATTGTAAGAGCAGTTATTACTAGCTCTGGTTCTGGATATGTTGGCGATAGTGCTACAATATCATTTGATGGACCTGTAGGTAGTGGATTAACCGCAACTGCTATTTTAACTATTAATGCGGATACTACAGGGATAAGTTCTATTAGATTTATAAATCCTGGTTATGGATACACGGTTGGAGATTCTCCAACTGCAACTGTTTCTGCGCCATCAATTATAAGTGGTATTGGAACATATAGTTTTAATGAACTTATTATCGGCGGAACATCAGGAACAAGTGCAAGAGTCAAATCTTGGGACCAAAGTAATAAAATTCTTAAAATTTCAAATGTTGGCATAGGGTCAACAACCGCTGGATTCCTTGCTGGAGAGGTTGTTTCTGGAACAATATCATCGGCAAGATATGCAGTTAAGTCTTATGTACACGATGATACTTATGATAAATATACCCAGAATGATGAAATTGAAAGGGAAGCAGACAACCTTTTAGATTTTACAGAAACAAATCCGTTTGGGGATTACTAGTAAATGTTAGGAACTTATTTTTATCACGAAATTATTAGAAAAACTGTCATAGGATTTGGTACGTTATTTAATAATGTTCATGTTCGTCATCAAAATAGAAATGGTGGAGATTTAACAGATTTAAAAGTTCCAATTGCTTATGGCCCTGTTCAAAAGTTTTTATCTAGAATTGAACAACAACCAGATTTAAACAAAGCGGTCGCCATGACCCTTCCAAGAATGTCTTTTGAAATGACATCTTTACAATATGATGCATCAAGAAAAGCAGGAGTCACTCAAACATTTAAAGCATCTGATGGAACTAATTTAAAAAAAGTATTTTTACCAGTTCCATATAATATTGGATTTGAACTTAATATTCTTTGCAAAATTAATGATGATGCTTTACAAATAGTAGAACAAATATTACCATTTTTTCAACCATCATTTAATATTTCTATTAATTTAATTGATACAATTGGCGAAAAAAGAGATATCCCGATCGTTTTAGATAACATTGCATTTCAAGACGATTATGAAGGAGATTTTTCGACTAGAAGAGCACTAATATATACACTTACTTTTACGGCAAAAACTTATCTATTCGGTCCTATCGCTGATAGTACTGATGGTCTTATCAGAAAGGTTCAAGTTGATTATTATGCAGATACCGCACGTACAAGCAAGAGAGAATTAAGATATACTGCGACTCCTAAAGCACTTAAAGATTATACGGATGATAATACATCTCAATTATCTGATGATATTACACAAACTACAACACTTATTGGTGTAAATGATAGTAGTAGATTCGCAGTTGGTGGAAGAATCATTATAGATGATGAAATAATGTATGTTAAAGAGATTCCGAATGCTTCTCAATTAATCGTTGTAAGGGGTTATAGTGGATCTGTCGTTGAATCACATCTCAAGAGTACAACAATTGATCTATTAACAGCAGCAGATGATGCTCTTATTGATGTTGATGATGATTTTGGTTTTAATGAATCACTGTTCTCATATACAGATTCCAGAGATTATAGTCCAACGTTGCAAACTGATATCTAACTAAAATATCATGTCAAATAATTTTGATAAACTCAATGAGGCACTGAATGTGGAAAGTAGCATCGTAGAAGTCGAAGAGACACCAACACAAATTGAAAAACATCGTCCTGAAGAAAA